CCATTCACAGAAAGCAAGCTTAAAACCCCGCCATTTATGCCAACAAATTCTTTAATTGTGCATCTTCCATCCTTCAAGCATACCTGAACAAACTCATTCGGCACGAGTTCCGCATCTGGATCACAAACCACATACCAGCCATTACGAATTGCTGGAAACATTGAGTCGCCAGTGCCTTTAATGCCATAGGCTCTTGGTCCTGCTGAGTGAGTTGGAACATACCCATCTCCAGCATTGCCTTCATAACCCATATCTGTGAAATAGCCATCCATGCCCATCTTGGAGTAAGCCTTAACAGGAACATATCTTTTTTGGGTGGGGAATGATTTAACAGGTGTTTCAAGAAATTTAACAGCATCTTCGCTATCGGGAATATTGTATTTTTTCTTAAAAGCTTCGATATCCAGAACTTTCAATTGTGTAACAGTGCTATCCAACTTAGGGCCGCTTTCATCTCCATTAGTTATATATGAAGTCGACACTCCGAAATAAGCGGCCATTTTGCTTAATGGGTCTGCTTTAGGAGCATAAGCATCTTTCTCCCAACCAGTGACATTGGGCGCACTAACTCCGGCGATTTTTGCCAACTCGCCTTGGGTTAATTTCTTTTCTCTTCGTAAGGCGCGAATACGCTGACCCATAGTTTCTAGATTCTTCATATAAGTTATCTTACATCTTGCAAAAATAAGTTATCTTTGTTTTAATACTAAGAAATCTTATTTTTGAGGTTGCACAAATGACCAAACAGGAAGCTTATGAGTTGCTTGGTGTCAATGGTGTTGGCTTAGCAAAGTTATTAGGAATTGAGCCACCTGCTGTTTACCAGTGGCCAAATGAAAAGATTCCTTTAGCTCGCGAATACCAAATCAGAGATTTGGCAAATGGCAAAGAACCAATCAAACGAACTACTTCAAATGCTTAGGACCTAACCATGAGCAAATTATCAGTTGATATATCTGCAAGCGCCAGAAATGGCGTATCCCGCATATTGCATGGTCTTGATATAAGCAATCAAAAAGAGATTGCTGAACAATTAAAAGTTGATCCAAGCACTATTACTCGGCTTAAAACGGATAAGAAAAACAATGGCTTGAATGAAATTGAAATGTTTTGCGAGCTATTGAGTTTACTTGGTTTAAAAGTCGTTCCTAAAGATTATCAGAGTATTGATAAGGAACGTGTTGCTGCACTTTTAGTCATGTCTAAAAGTTGGATGAACCGTATAGAAACGGTGGATGACTTATTTCATGACGAAATCAGTGGTCAAAAAGAAAAGCTTGGATATTAAAAAACCACTACCTGCTGTAACAGGAGTGGTTAGGCATTCAATTGAGGTGGATCAAATGAACACAAACAATTTATCAGAACAACCAATCGAACTCAACTCACCAGATTTTTTAATAGGTGACGTTGTAGTGCTTACTAAAGAGTGCCGTACTTTCAAATCAAATGATTTGTTTGAAGTTAAAAACAAAACTTTGACTAGTTTATGGACCATCAAATCAGAGAAACATTTGATTCTAGTTTCTTCAAAAGAAATCCGCACAGCAACAGTAGCAGAGCTCAACGCTAAACGCCGCCTAACAAAAGCTGAGCAAGCATTAGCGGAGGTGTCATGAGCAGCTTTACACAGCAAATCAAAGATTCTCTTCATCAAAGTGAAATCCAATCTTTTTATGAACCTGCATTGCGAGTGCTTGGTCACCTATTTGAGGTGAAAAAGCAAAATTTACGTAACAAAGGTTATGACGAAAATAATGCGGCGGTAACCAAAGTTGAATTTTCAGAGGCTATGGCTCGTCAATTTCGCATAACGCAGTGGTTAGCACAACAGATTGTAACCAGCTTAACCAAAGCGTGTTTGGTTGATTCGTTTGGTGGCTATGTTAAGCCAAAGGATGGTGAAAAGTGAGATATGCAGCAAGAAGAAAACAGGATATTTCCGTTTCCACCACACCGCTAGAGGTGGTAATTCCACTGGAACAACCAGTAAAGATCTATTCGGCTAAAGAATTAGCAGCCATGCCGCTTTCAGTTATGAATGCCGCAATTGAGGCTCAGGAAAGATTTTATCAACTTGAAGAATTAACTCATATGGGGGGCAGGCTATAGCAGTTCGCCGTCTCATGGAGGATGGGCACAAACTAATTCAGGTGAAAGAAAAGTCTCGTATTCGCTACAAAATCAACAACGAATTTATTCCTCCAAGAATTATTCGTCAGTTGGAAATGCGCGGTCTTGTAAAATTAGGAGCAGTCACTGATGTATAAATATCTCCACCATATCAGCGACTTTATGGTTGCTACAGCGCACCTTAGCCCAGTTGAAGAGTGCTTTTATCGCCGTGCTCTCGATTTTTATTATTTGAATGAAAAACCATTACCCAAAGAAACCCAGTCGGTTTTTCGTCGGTTACGTGCAAATACCCAAGAAGAAAGGGATGCAGTATTAATTGTGCTGCAAGAGTTTTTTGTGGAAGAGGAAGACGGGTTTCACAACAAACGTTGTGATTCAGAAATCGCCGCTTATCAAAAAGTAGGGGATAAAAATCGTGAAAATGGTAAGAAAGGTGGGCGTCCACGTAAGGAAAAACCAAAAGAAAACCAAAGTGAAGGCGACTCGGTTAATTCTGAAAACCCACAAAAACCCAGTGGGTTAATTTTGGGTTCTGAAAGTGAAAGCCAAAAAAACCTTAACCATAAACCGTTAACCGATAACCAATATATAGATAGTAGTAGTAATGCGCGTGAAGAAAATTCGCAATTTACACCAATCCAATTTGCTCAGTATCAGATCGATGATCACAAGCGTTACTCAATGCGTGAATTCATTTCTGAATACAGCGAGTTTCAATACGATTTCATCTCACTTGCTCAACAAAGATTTGTTTCTGTACCTGAAATCGACTTGAGAACCATGATTCAAAATTTCGGTGACTGGTACTTTGCAAACGAATCTAGTTCATTGAATACACCAAGCATCTGGTTGGTTAAGTGGTTCTCTTGGGTTCAAAACAACGAGAAACAAGTTGCTGCTAACCGCAAGAAACAAGAGCAAATCAATTCAGCTGGTCAAAAACCACAAGAGTCGGGTTACTTCGCTAATCTTTTTGAAGAACAGAGCGAATCTCAAATCGTGGATGTAACCCCAGCAAAAAAGTTTCCAATGATTGAGGAGGTAGGTCATGCATGAGATTACCTTGAACGAAGTGCGTCAATTAATCGCATCTCTTCGCACTGTTTACGCTGCTCAGTTCAATAAGCAATTTCCAGCAACAGGCGAAAGCGCAATTCCTCTGTCAGTGGTTGAGCAAATCGCACTTAAAACACTGGTTGGCGTTCAACAAAATCAATTTAACAACGCACTTGCTCGATTACTTACAGCAGGTGGGCGTTTTATGCCGTCATTTGCTGAGTTTCGCACCTGGTGTATTGGTGAAAGTTGGATGTCTCCAGAGGAAGCTTGGTCACGTGCATGTAAGTTTACGACTGACAGTACCGTGGTTATTACACAAATTACAAAATATGCATTAGACGAAGTGATGTATTTGATCGAAGCCGGCCAAATGCGAGCAGCTCAAGATAATTTCTTCGGAACCTACAACGTGATGGTGGCTAAAGCTCAATTGAAAGGTCGTCAGCAAGAGTTTTACGCTCCACCGCTACAACTAGAACACAAAGAACCTAAACACGTTCCTGTGAGCAATGACGAGGCTCAAAAGCATCTCAAATCATTGATGGAAAGATTAAAAATCAATGGTCGTAAACCTGCACCAGTTCAAAAACTTGAGGCAAAAGAAAAAGAGCCTGAGCTTATAAAAGAGTTGGGCCCTGATCCTTTCGATAATCCACACGAATACGCAGAGATGTGCCGTCGGGAGGGTATGCCAATCCCTAGAAATATTCTTCAGCTAATTGATGGGGCGAATGTATGAATGCAGTTGAGTTTATGAAGGAATATGGAATCGAAAAGGCTCGATTTGTTATTGGATCTGCTGAAGTAGGTGGTGTTGTAACCCCAAAGATTTTAGACCTTAAAAAATTGGTTCAATCGTTGGAACTAATAGAGCAAATTGGTGGAGTTGAAGTTGCTAAAGGCAAAGTATTTATTGCTGATTTCAATGATTTCAATGATTTCAATGATTTCAATGATTTCAAAATGATCAAATTTTTAATAGGTAATAAAGATTTTGTTGTTCATATAAAAAGAGTTCAGGAGGCTATAGCAGACCACGAAGCAGTTAATGGAAATGAGATAGATCCTTTAATCAAGTTAAAAGCTGGTTTAACAAAGTTAAGAGATAAATTTATAAACGATGCCCATGCATTAACGCTTTTGGGTGACCTAGATAAATCACGTGTTTATAACGGCATTGCTAATCAATTAGATCACTTATTAAAGGGCGGTGCTTAATGTCATCAATGAGCCTTGCTGAATATCGTGAATTATTTCCTATTCAGAAAAATAAAAAGCGCCGTTCAGCAAAGCAAGGTACAAGACAGCCGAGTGAAGGCGAGACGGTATTAGCAACACATTTAAAAGCATGCAAGATCAGTTTTGAACAGGAATATAAATTCCATCCTGAACGTAAATGGAGAGCAGATTTTTTAATAACGGGTACAAAGATTTTGATTGAGGTGGAAGGCGGGATCTGGAGTGGAGGCCGTCATACAAGGGGCAAAGGCTATATAGGGGATATGGAGAAATACAACTCCGCAGCAATGATGGGTTTTACAGTTTTACGG